AGTGAAACTTGACGCCATGCGGCGCGCCGCATCCCTCGCAGCACTTCGCGGCCCGCTTCAGAGCATCGCGCTTCACCTGCTTTGAGAACTCGCGCCTCATGCGTGCTCCTGAATAGTCGAGCCCGCAGCAACACGGGGGCTTAGGGTCGCTGCGGGCTCTAGCGTCTCAGCCGTGCCGGGGGGCGCGTTGGGGATCTGAGACGGTTCGTGGAAAACGACATCGTGCTTCGCGCCGAATGCGTGGATAAGCTCGATAAGATCGCTCATTTCGGCTTTGGACAGATCGGACGATGAGCGGCCCAGGTTCACGAAGCCGTTGCCGTCAAGGTTCGGCACCATGCGCAATTCGCGCTTGAGGGCGTCGAGGAATAGGAGCTTCCAGTCGTCGGGCGCCAGCTTGATCCCATGCCACGGCAATTGCGTTGCGAGGTCGGTCAGCATCGCCCACATGCGGTCGTTCTGCGGAATCGAGCGCTTGGTTTCCTTGAACTCCACCCGCGTTCCGGCGGGGAGTTTCATGGCCCAAGATGCCGCTCGCTCGCGACGCTCGCGGCTGTTGAGGACAATGGTTGCCCGGCTCATGCCGCTGCCTTGTCGCCATAGAGGCTATTCAACTGCGAAAGCTTCACCGCCAGTTCCAGAAGGAACGAGGCAATCTCGGATTCCAGTTCGGCAATACGCTTGTCATCGCGCGGCACCCGATGGATGAACAGCCGCATGTTTTCCGGCATCCGCGGATCGTAGGAAACGAAGTCACAGAACTTCCGGCCAGTGCAGGCCATCTGAAACTGCATCTGGGTTTCGTATTTCGACGGGACGGACTGACCGAGCAGCGTTTCGAGGTGAGTAGCCGTGTTGGGGCACTTGATTTCCACCAAGCCGTCATCGCCTACCAAGCCGTCCGGGCTGCATCCGGCCTGATCGATCTTCGGATGGTGGACGAAGGCGACTTCCTCCACGGTCACGCCCTGGTAGAACTCATACGCGGCGCGGGCCTCGGGCTCGGTCTCGGTGCCGTGCTGCATCGCCGCGTTGGTGTAGGTCTCTGCCGGCGTGCCGGTCAGGCGCTCGGCAATGAGTTGCGCGGCGTAGTTCGCCCGGCTGGCGCTATATCCGCTCTTGGTCTTGGCAACGATGTCCGCAACGCGGGAGGCCGTCACCTTGCCTAGACGGAGGGCCTTCCACTCGTCTGATCCCTGTATCATTTGGCTCTCTTGCGGTTGAGCGCGGTCACGGCGCGAGCGAAGCTTTTGGCGGGCAAAGCCGCGAAACTGTCGATGCCCATGTATTTGCAGAAGGCCGCCTTATCGGCGCCGACATCATCAGCTAGGGCGATAAGCTCGCTCAGCTGCTCTTGCGTGACGGGGCCGCCGACCTCGGCAGGATCGTTGCCGTCCCGGTCATCCTCGCCCACAGCCACGTTGAAGATACCCTTGAGAAGGTAGCGCGAGCCGTAGGTAGACGCCGCGCCGGCTGCGTGCGTCTTGGTCATCACATCGCCGCCCTTGGCACCCTTGCCATCCGCCGGCATGTCCTTGCGGTAGGTCCGCGTAAAACCGTCGTCATGAGAGACGTAGCAGAGCACGCGGATATGATCGGGCTTGGGCGAATCCGCTTCATCGAACGAGAGCGAAAACCCGTGTTTGGTGTAGATCGGCCGCAAGACCCTATCCAGCTTGGCGTAGGTGGCGTATTTGCTTCGGGTCTGAGGGTTGGAGGCGTCGGCCGAGATCGGGTGCATTTCAGCCTGGGTCGCCCGCATGGCGCGATTGAAGGACTGTTCCGCGGTTTCCATGTGAACCGACTTGCGCATTTCCATGAGGCGCTGAAGCTTGTCGATATCGACGGAAGGGTCGCGGGCCGCGCGCTCGATCATGTGCAGCACGGCGCCGGCCTCGGTCTGGGCCGGAAGCTGCGACGAAGGAGCCTCGGGAATAACGTTGATCTGGGGGACGTTCATGCTCGCTCCAATACGTTCCGCAAAGTCTCAAGCTTGCCCTCGTAAAGGGCATCCAGCCGCTTCGCGTATTCGTGCATCCGCTCGTTCGCCACGAGAGGGCAGGCGCCAGCGCGACGCTCGGCGCTGTAGAAGTTGAGTAGGGCCGTCTCGCGGATGCCTTCCGGGCTCATGGTGGTGACGCTGCTCATTCCGCAGCCTCCGCGAGTTCGATTTCCTCGCCCTCGTCCTGAAGCTCCAAGCCCTGCTCGTAAGCGGTGAGGGCGCGGCTGAGTTCGCAGTTGCACTTGCTGTCGGCGAGGAACGCCACGGCGGCGGCAGCGCGCGTGCCGTCGCCCCATGCGCGGTTCGCGTCGCCCTTCGTGCGGGCGCAATGCATCGTGATGCGGTGGACGTGGCCGAGGAACGTCTGTTCGTTCCCGTCCAGCTCGCCGGGGCGATCGTAGACTTCCTGAGCCTTGAGAATTGCTGGGTGTGTCATTTGGCTGCCCCGTGTTCGATGGATGTCAGGCGGCGAGACGGCGACGAGCGCGGGGCGCTTCGTTGGCCTTCTCGAAATTGAAAGTGGCGATCCAGCGAAGGTTGGCTTCGATGTGCGCGCGGACTTCATCGTCCGTCATGCCGCAGCCGGTGATGGTCAGGATGTCCTGATTGATGCAGGCGGGGTGGTTCTGGATCAGGCTGAGGGCTTGGATCAGGTCTTGGCGGATCTTGGTCATTTGGCTGCTCCCCGTTCGATGGAGCAGACACTAATCCAAGAAATTTGGAAACGCAATAGGGGATTTCAAAATAATTTGGAATGACAGAAATAAGACTCGCCCTGCCACATATTCCCGCTTAGGCTTTATGGGTATTTGTTCGCGTTTCGTTCTGTAACATAGGTTAAAAGCGCCCAAGATGCCTGCGGGCGCGTAAAAAGGCGGGGAAATGCCAATGAGCAATAACTGGCGCCGACGGCACGCGATCCAAATCGTAGCCCAGCTACCAGAAGGAACAGAGGACGCTCTAGCCGTGCTCGAGCTGGCTAAAGAACTCGTTGCGGGGTTCTTGCAGGATCAGGGCCGGTCGGCCTCGCCCCGACCGGCCGGCGCTGTGGTCTTGCCAGGGCCGGCGCGGGTTCCTAACAGCTCCCGCTGAAGTCTGGTTGGCATCCCATCCTCAACGCCGAGGAACAGCCAATCTAGGGTTAGCCCCGGAATCCGTCTCACGAGTTTGATTGCCGCGTCCTTGGATAGCGGTAGACCGCGCTCGAAATTGTTCCAGCGCTTTACGTCAATACCGACCTGTTGAGCAAATGCAGTCTGGCTGTCGCCGGCCATAAGCTGGCGAAGGGCGATAAGCCTTCTTGCCACCTCAGTATTTTCTGCCGGGCTGCCCATCCCTCGCAGACTTACGAGTTTCCAAATTTTTTCGCCACGAAAGCTTCTTGGACCTTGCATTTCCAAATTCCTTGGAATAAGAGAGGAATATGGAAGAGCTTTCGACCACCGCAGAAGTTGTTGATGCCTTGGGTGGCTACCTGGCAGTAGCAGAGATAACCCAGAGCAAGCCGAAGGCCGCATCGAACTGGCCTCGCTTCGATACTTTCCCTGCAAATACGTATCTCGCCTTGACGAAAGCCCTTCTGGCAAAGGGCAAGACCGCGCCGGCATCGTTGTGGGGGATGAAGATCCCGAGCGATCAGGAGACTGCGGCATGACGCAGCCCGACCGCAAAGCCAAGATCGACGCGAAGACCATGGCAAAGAAGGGCTGCTCGTTTGAGCGATACCTTGAACTTCGCCGCATAGGCGGCATGACGCGCGCCTACACGATACACCGCAACAACGCTTTGCTTCGCGGCGTCCCATGGGAGTTCACGCTCGCGTCCTGGTGGGACGTTTGGCAGAAGTCTGGGAAATGGGAAGAGCGCGGCTGCGGATTCGACGGCTACGTGATGTGCCGAAGGGGCGATGTCGGTCCTTACTCCACCGAGAACGTCTATATCGCGCGATCCATCCATAACACTTCCGTTCGCCCTTCAAAAATCTCCGGTCTGCCGAGAGGCGTAACCCACCGCGGTAACCGTTTCATAGCGAGACGGATGATCCGCGGAGAAAAGATCACGATCGGGCGGTTTGACACCGCTGAGGAAGCTGGCGCGGCATACGTGGCGTCTGTTGCGGCTTCACTCTCGATCCCGGTTCCCTCGTTCATCATGTCAGAGGTGCTGACCGAGCATCTTCGCGATGATCGCGATGACGATCAGTACAGCCGCGCAGAGCAAGGTTCGTCGTCCGATACGATTCATGAGGTGCTCTCGTGACGTATTGGAGAAGGAGCCGGACAAGCGCGGCCGCGTCGGGGGCTCAACCGCGGCCGCGCTCTCCCATCGCGACAGATACGCGTCGCAATTCAAATTCGTTCGCCGTGGGCAGTCCTCCCGACTTAGCCCGCCCACGGTCAACCTTGGCCGGATCGTCCGGTCCTTTTCTTTCCGTCGGCCCGTTCCTCGAACGCGGCAAGTTCACGCAAGCGCTGATCGACATAGCGCTGGTGGGCATCGGAATCCTTCTTGGCTGTGCTGGCGCTGTCTCCGTTGCTGCCGGCGTCTTCGTTCTTTTGTTCGTGCATTAGTCTTTCGATCACACGCGCAGTTGGCGCTGCCAGCGTGTGAAAAGTCAGAGGTTCGTTGTCGTTATCCGCGTCTCTGGTCATGAACGCAACATGACAGAGGGAAAATCCAAATGTTGGAGAAGTTGTCCAAAATGAGCACCAGGGAAGCAATCTCAATCCTGGCCGGCCCTTACCATGGCAACCGCGATCGCTGGCTTGCCAATGCAGCAAAGGAAGTCGCCGGCGTCTCCTTCCGAACCATGCGTTCCCTCTGGCATGGCGAGATCGAAGATCCCGAGCACCTCGCAGCGCTTGCCGTCAAACGGCAGGCGGAAATCGTAAAGGTTCAAAATGCCGCAAGAGAACTCGCATCTACGTTCGAAACGCTCGCTGGCGGCCTTAAGTCTCGCGATCAGGATTTCCACGGCAATGACATTGCTGCGCTTATCGACGCAGCTCGCATCCTTCGCGGTTTGGATCGCACCTGAAATCAAGGGGCAGTAATGCAAGTACAGAGTCTCACGCCGACGCAGCTCGAATCCATCGCAATCCGAAAGGCATTTCGTCAGAAGATCGCGGCGAGGGCCGTGCCTGATCCTGGGATTGATTTGAAGCGTATCCCGGTTGTCGAGATCATTCCGGTCGAACTGCCGCTAGAGCCGCCACCGGTCCTGTTTGAGACGCCAGACCCTTGGCAGGAAAGACGCCACCTTGAGAAGCTGTGGTTCGAGATCATTGATGAAATCCCGAAAGATACGCGTCCCGTCCTGATCTCCGAAGTTCAGAGTGTATGTTGTTCGTACTTCCATGTTGCGAAGGTCGATCTAGTCGGCACCAGCCGCGCCAGGTGGATTGTCCGCCCGCGGCAGATCGCGATGTATCTTTGCCGGCAATTCTGCGGTCGGTCGCTGCCGGAAATCGCTCGGCGGTTCGGGGGTCGCGACCATTCGACGGCACATAACGCCATCCGCGTCATTTCGGATCTGCTCAGGACGGATACCGGGATTGCGCATGATGTAGCACATCTGGAGGCCCGTTTCTCATGAATCTCGTCACCGAATATCACCAGACCATCCACGCCCTGCAGAAGGCCAAGCCGCGTTCAAACCAGCGGGTAAAGCTTCAGAGCAAGGCAACCGAATTGCTCACCAAGATCCTGCGTAAGGAAGTCCGCGAAGATCGGAAGCGCGCATGATCACCCGCAAGACAAACCTGATCAAGGAAGCCTGTTCCGTCCCTGCGGATGAGATCGTTGTCAACGGTTTAATCCTGGCCCTATGGCGTCAGGGGCTCGATACATACGAGATCGCAAGCAAGCTGTGGTTTCGGGAGCATGAGGTAGCGAACAAGCTATGGAAGCTCCGGAGCGCCGGGAAATGACCATTGCGCGCTTGGCCTATTTAACGACGCCCGGTCCAGATCGGTACGTTCTCAACATTCAGCCATTCGGTTCTACCGACTGCCTGCAATACGAAATATCCAAGGCGCATCTAGCCAACATCGTAATCGATGGCGCGTCTTTGTCTCTCCGAGAAGCCAGTAATCACCGCGTTCCAGCATCACAACACACCGAGAGCGCAAATGACAGCCCAGGCAGGGGACAACAGCAAGCTCAAGACCATCGTTGAGCGGATCGAGCATATCAACGTCGAGATCAAGGATCTGCAGACGGGCAGGGCTGAAATCTACCAAGAGGCCAAGTCGAACGGCTATGATGTGCCAGCGCTGAAAGCTGTGGTCCGCCGCCGTGCACAAGATCGGCAGAAGCTGGAAGCGCATGAACAGATGGTGGATACTTACACGGTCTCCTTGGGAGGATCGTGAGATGGATATCCACTACGTCTACGTTATTTCGGCCGTCGAGAATGACGTGCCCGTCGCCCCGTGCAAGATTGGCATCACGAGCAAGCTTTCGAGCAGGCTCGCCAGCATCCAGACCGGCAGCCCAAAGAAACTAGAAATAATCAGCGCCATCCCGATACCCACGCGAGATATCGTCCAGGCGATAGAGAAAATGCTTCACTGGCACTTTGAGGACTTCAGGCTTCATGGCGAGTGGTTCAACCTTTGCCCCGTAGATGCAGCCATTGGAGCATGCACGATCGCGCATGAGGCTTTCTTGTACTTGGTTCCTGATGAGAAAAAGGTTCTAGACGCGCTGGAAAACCTTGGGATCTGCGCTGAGATTAAGCGGTGCTTCGATTTTGTCGAACATTGCGACCGCGCTGGGCTTCCGCTCAATAGTCGATTAGGGCGCGTCGCAGAACCTGCACCCGTCAATGTCACGCTGAACTAGGCGCCAAGAGCTTTGAGCGCTCATCAGTCCACGCAATGGTTTTGGAGCGATTGGGCGGGGGACCAAGAGGTTCGCCGCCTGACGCCGGCTGAGCGTGGCCTGTGGATCGATTTGTTAGCGTTAGCGGCTGTCGG